CCTGCTGATCGACCCGGTGAACGAGGTTGCGCAGGACGGCAAGGACGACCGGGAAACAGTGTTCTTCGGTCGCTTCCTCCAGCGCTGGAAAGCGTTCGGCCTTCGCCACGGGTGCAACATCTGGATCGTCGTGCACCCCAGCAAGCCGATGGCGCTGAAGGCCGGGGAGAAGCGCCAGGCGCCGGGGCCGTACGACGCCGCCTCAAGCTCGCACTTCGCCAACAAGGCCGATCTTGGGCTGACGGTGCACGCGCCAGACCCGGCGCTCAACCGCGTCGAGCTGCATGTCTGGAAATCGCGCTCCGGGCACTGGGCGAAGCGCGGCACCGTGGCCGAACTCGATTTCGAGCCGATGACCGGCCGCTACACCAGCCCCACCGATCCAGACGCCAAGGATGCCGATATGCCGATGGATCGCTGGTGGCACGATGCTTGAGCCCGAGCAGGTCCGGCTGGCCCGCGAGACGCAACTGAGCCCGAGGTAGGCCGATGATCGTTCGGCTGACCCAGATCGACGGCAAACTGCCGAATTTGGCGCTGATGAAGATTTCCGATTACCACCGCGCTCGCGGGGATCAAATTGTGTTCACGAAGCACGTCCAGCGCGACATGCTGGAGCCGGAATACAGCAAGGTTTATGGGTCGGCGATCTTCTCCTACAGTGCCCCTCGCGTAGCCGAGTTCCGTGAGCAATTCCCGGCCGCAATCGTCGGCGGCACATGGAACGTGCTCGACAATACGACCGTCGAGGATGTGCTTGGCATTGAGCCGAACGAGCGCGCTGACTACTCGATATACCCCGGCTTCAGCGGATCAATCGGCTTTACCCAACGCGGTTGTCGACTGCGGTGCGGTTTCTGCGTGGTGCCGAAGAAGGAGGGCAAGCCAGCGTCGGTCAACACGATCGGTTCTATCTGGCGCGGCGATCCCCACCCTCGCCATCTTCACCTGTTGGACAACGATTTCTTCGGGCAACCGCGCGACCAGTGGGAAGCCCGTATCGACGAAATGAACGCCGGCAAGTTCAAGGTGTGCTTAAACCAAGGCATCAACATCCGCATGATTACCCCAGAGGCGGCGGCGGCGTTGGCATCGCTCACGTTGCGGGATGACCAGTTCAAGACTCGGCGGCTCTATACCGCATGGGACAACATCGGGGACGAGCGCCGGTTTTTTGCTGGCGTCGATCTGCTGGAGGCAGCCGGCATCCCGCCGCCTGCGCTGTTGGTTTACATGCTGGTGGGATACGACCCTCGCGAAACGTGGGAGCGCGCGCTGTATCGCTTCGACAAGATGGTCGCTCGCGGCATCCGCCCCTATCCGATGGTCTACGGGGATCGGTCGCGCAGCCTGCCACTTGGCGGCCACAACGCCAATATCGGCCACCGCACGCTGTCAGAGTTTCAGCGTTGGGCGATCCGCAAAGCCTACACCTTCGTGCCGTTCGAGAATTACGACGTGAACGCCAAAGGCCGAGGAAACGCCGACCAGGGATCGCTATTCATGGATGCGGCGGCGTGACCGACAATCAAATCCATAATCCCCCGAGGTAATCCCATGCCCATAGCCCGCGTCTTCACCGCCGCCCAGGACGACACAATCCGCGAGATGCTGGCCGCCGGCAAAGGCGCGCACCTCATCGGCCTGGTGCTCGGCATCAGCAAGTCGACGATCACCGACCACGCCAACAAGGTGGGGCTGCGCCCCCTGGTCGATCCTGAGAAGGCCGCCCCAGCCCCTCCAGCGGCCCCCCAGAGCCGTGAGCCGCTTCCGGCAGGGCATCCGGTCACCTGGGGGCTGCTAACCGCTGGCGGCCTCCTGGAAGGCGTGCGCTACCCCCATCCGGTGCGCACCGACCTGCACCCGAGCCGGATCGGCACGAATTCCCAGGCCGGCATGGCGCTGCGGGGTGTGGGGTGAGCGTCACCGTGCTGCAGGGGGATTGCCGCGATCTGCTGGCTGGCATGGCCGAGGGAAGCGTCGATTGCGTCCTGGCCGATCCACCATACGGCGAGACGAGCCTGATCTGGGACAAGTGGCAGACGGGGTGGCTGGATGCCGCGCGCCGCGTTTTGAAGCCTGCAGGCTCGATGTGGTGCTTCGGATCGACCCGGATGTTCATGGACCATGCCGAGGAATTCCGGCGCGGCTGGCGGCTGTCGCATGACGTGGTTTGGGAGAAGCACAACGGCACCGGCCTGTTCAATGACCGCTTCCGGCGCGTGCACGAGATGGCGCTGCATTTTTACAAATATTCGGTGCCGTGGGCCGAGGTTTGGAAGTCGCCGCAGTTCACCAACGACGCCACGGCGCGAACGGTGCGAAAGAAGGGGCGGCCGGCACATTGGATCGGGGCGGTTGGCGAGACGGTCTATCGCAGCGAGGATGGCGGTCCCCGCCTGCAGCGATCGGTGCTACGGGTGCGCTCGATGCACGGGAGCGCCGAGCACCCGACGCAGAAGCCGCACGACATCCTTGCTCCGCTGCTCGCCTATGCCTGTCCGCCGGGTGGAACGGTGTTGGACCCGTTCGCGGGGAGCGGCAGCACGGGGCTGGCGGCTAAGCTAGCTGGTCAGCATGCCGTCCTGATCGAGGCCGATCCGGCATTCATTGAGTTGATCCACCGGCGCCTGCAGGATGACGCCCCGCTATTCGCCGCAGCCGCCGACTAGCTACCGTATCACCGCCGTTGCCCCGATCGGCGGCGACGGGATAGCCAGCGGCGGGTCCGCGAAGCCCACGACCGAGCTGACCGACATCTCCGGCTCGCCGGTCGGCTCCATTCTGAACCCAACCCGCACGACTTGGTGCTCGATCAGCCCCTCGACGGTCGCCTCGTCGCCCAGCACGCGGCGTTCCACATCGTCGTCGTCTCGGCTGGCGTCCGACCACCAACCATCCGGCCGCAGGCCGGGCATTCTATGATCGTGTACTTCGTCATCCGGTCGGTCTGCACGTCGGGTGGAAAGTTGGCGCAAGGGCATCTCGCGGCATTCATCGGGGATCTCCGTGATTGATGGTGGGGAATTCGCGCCATTCGCGCCCGTCCAGCATGGCGCCGGCAGTTTTCTTGCCGACGCGCCGCATCGGATAATCTGGCGCACCGTGCGGAAAGCGCAGAAGATCGACGCCGAAATAGTCCGGCTGTGGCCGATATTCCCCCCACTGCTTGAAGTGAAAGGGCACACCAGCGGCAACGCACAGGTCGCGCAGGGCGCGCACCCAGTCGGGATGCGTCGGCGCTGCATCGCGCCCGCTCTGGCCGCCGGAAATGAGCCACCCGATGCCGTCAAGCGACAGCCCTGGCAGCGCGGTCAGCAGCGGTTCGCACGACAAGAAGCGCAGCGTCGCATCGACCGCCCGCAATGGCTTCAGCAGCGGCAGGCTGCGCTCGTGGCCAATGGTGGCGCCGATCCAGATGTTCGCCGGCAGCCTGCGCTTGAGGGCATCCAGCCGGCGTTGCACGTTGCCTGGGCGTTTGGTCAGGATTTGATATGTCAGCTTCGGCGTGCGGTCGATCACGTCCAGGGCCTCGTCCAGCCATGGCAGCGGCACATCCTCGTGCCAGAAGTCGGACATCGAGCAGGTGAACACCCGAGATGCTGGCCACTTGAACGGAGCGGCCCACACCGCAGGACCCGATCGCGTGATTTTTCCGGTCCACTTGCCAGCCACGGCCGTGCCAGCGTGTGCGGGGATCAGGCCGCGACTGGCGAACACCGCCGCATAGCAGAGGCCGTGGCCGCCCCCTGGCGCGTGCTGTCCGCATTCAGGCGCGATCTCGGAACATCCCCAAAACGGGTTCCAAGTTTTGTCACACCAAGAAATACTCGTGTTGTCCGCCATTTCATCCACCCTTCGCAATCGGCGCAATGGCCAACGTCGTCAGCAACAGGTCCCTCACGGCGTCACCGTCCCATAATCCCGCTCGGTGCCGGCGTGGCGCGCTTTGATCACCGGCGCGGAACAGAACCGCATGCGCAAAATAATCGGGCCGGTTGCGCCGCAGCGGCAGCGCAGATAGGTCAGCGCGCCGGCTGCGTTGGTGGACACCGCGGAATCCAGATCCGTGTGCAGCGTCCACTCACGCCGGCAGTTCCAGCAGCGGACAGTTGCGTCGAGCGTGGCGCAGGTCATCATGTGGGTTCCCCTGTCTGGGCATCGATCGCCTCTGCAATCTCGCCAATCTCGTTGTAAATCGCCCGCAGGCTGTGACAGCGATTTGCGTGCTGGCGCAGCGCCTCCTGGATCGCAGCGCCCCCCTGCGGGTAGTAATCCCGCCCGTTCGGGCAAACTCTACCCATCGCTTCCTCGGCCTCACGGACGGCAGTCCTGGCCGCGGCGATGGCGTTAAGCAGGTCTCCAGCTGACGTGCCGTTCAGATGGACGGTCGGTATTGCGAGCATAGTCATTTCGACTTTCCTCCAGCTGCGATCTTGCGCGGGCGGCCTCGGGGCGGCAGCTTCACTGGCCGCAGCATGTTCTGCCGCCTGCTCATGACCAGCGCCGTGCCGTGTAGCCAGCGGTCCACCCAGGCCGGCGGGGCGGCGTGGCGCAGCCAGCGGCTGACGATGCTGTGGTGCACGCCGAGACGCTTGGCGAACTCCTGCCGAGTCCAGCCGATCAGAGCGAGGGCTGCGGCACGGGCGGCGGGGGTCATCGGGTGCGTCCTCTCGGTTTTGGAGTTAGGCGGCGGTGGCTTTAGCGATGGCAGATCGGGCTCGGTTGGTGTCGGCACGGATTGTGCTCCACAGCGACGCCGGGATTGGCGCGCTCTGCTCCTGCAAGGAATCCGCCGTAGCTATTGAGCGCGTTAAATGATGCGTTGCAGCGATAAGACCGGCAGTTGGGTGCGTAAGGTTGACCAACGCCACAGCCGCAGCCCGCAGAACCTTGGCGAGCGCATCTGCATCACGACCTTCTATTGGGCCAAGACGATTGTCGATCTTGTCGGCCCACTGGGTGAGATTGTCAGGCAATGCCATGATGGCGCGTTCTTTGCGCTTGCGTGCCAGCCTCTCATTACGCTCGTCTTCATCCTCGCGGAACTGGTCGTTCATACGTTCGAACTCGCTCACGTCAGCTTCCTCCCCTGTTCATACTCTTCCCGCCGATCCATCGCGTGATGCACCATCACACCGTCATCAAACGTCGGTTCGCACCAGCAATCACTGCGCGAAACGTGCTCGCGGATGTCTCCAATCGGTATCACATGCGCTGGATCCTCTGGCGTCGCTGCGAGCACCAGCCATTTCGTCATGTGCTCGCGTGGCCAGCCGCACCTCAGACATTGAGGATTCGCGTTTTCGACGCTGAACCACGTAAGGAAGCCGCAGTGCTTGCAGCGGAGAGTACCCGATTTCATATTCTCATTCCGCCTGAGTTCCCTGAGTGTACGCGTCCACCGCTTAACCCTCCCCTTCCAGCGTTGCCATCACCTTGTCGGCAGCCTCGTTCATGGCCTGCTGCAACCGCTCGCAGGATGCCGTTGGGTTGGCGCGCATCTCGGCGGAGTAAGCCTTGCGTGCGGCTTTGTTAGCATGAAACGAAAGCAGGGCGCGGGCATCGTAGGGTTGGGCGATGTAGTCGTATGTGAAGGGGGTCATGTCGGCGTCTCCGGTTTCGATGACCACAATATGCGCGCATCCCGCGCTATTAGCAAGAGAAATGCGCGAGTGCGGCGGATTTATTTACGCAGAGCCGAACGCGGGCGGCCTCGGGGTTTGGACTCTACGTGCGGGACGCCGCTCCCTGGGCCACTGTGTTCATACGAGGCGAGAAGCCGCTCCACCCACAGCGGGAACTCGGCAACCGCCCCATCCCGCACTTTCCCCCACCAGCTCACCGTCGAGCGGTTCAGCCCGGTCAGCGCCGCGAACTGCGCCAGCGACAGGCCCAGCGCGGAAAGCCGGGCGCGGAAGGCGGCGGGGGTCATCGGTCAGCCCTCCTTGATCTGGTGGATCGCGCTGAGGTGGTAGGTCGCGCCGTGGGTGCCTTCCGCGATTATCTGGGCCTTGTTGATCGCCTTGGCGGCTTCCATGTTGGCCGCCTCGATCACGCGGTAGCCGTCGTCGTTTTCGTCTTCGGTGTGGTAGAGGAAGCCAAACTTGGCCATTGGTGCGTCTCCTTGTTGGTGAAAGGAGTGTGCGCCACGCTACGGCATTATGCAAGGGAAATAGGTGGCGTGACGCGCGTTATTTATGCCGGGCTTGACAGTCCATCGCCAGCCGACCAATGCTTCCTGGCAACCTCGGCGCCTGTACCCGGCTGAGCATCTCTTCCCCCGCACGCGCCCGCGCAGTACGCGCACCCGTGGGGGAGTACTTTCAAAGCCATCCTTGCAATCCGCGCCGAAAGCGTGCAACCGTGCGCGCAACGCCGCTCCAACCCCCGGAGAACCCGCCATGGCCATGCCGAAGATCAACCAGTCCCCGAGCAATTCCGGCGACCCGATCAGCCCGGACAACACCTCCGAGCGCATGGACACGCGCACCTCCGCGAAGATGCTCAACGAGGCCGGCACCGGCTCGCGCCCCGTGAAGTCGGCCTACCCGATCAAGACCTCGGCGCCGATGGACAACTACACGCTCGGCCGTGCGCCGCAGGGCTACCTGAAGCAGACCGGCGGCAAGGGCGAAGGCTGAGCGGCCTCGGGCATGAGCGGTGAGCATCGCGGCAGGAGTTGGCGGACCACATAAAAGCCTTGCGGTCAGCTATTTGCCGACCGATGCTCTCAAGCCGTCTCCGCGTAACGCCCGCACCCACTCCCCCGCGCCGGCGATGTGGTGTATGATCCATTCGTCGGCAGCGGCACCACGATCATCGCCGCCGAGATGACCGGCCGCTCGGCCATCGCGCTGGAGATCGCCCCGCAATACGTTGACGTGGCCGTGCGCCGCTGGCAAGCGTTCGCGGGCGCCGAAGCGACGCTCGAAGGCGACGGCCGGACGTTCGACGAGATCGCGGACGAGCGCGCGGAGGCAACCGATGCCGTCGCCGCGTAAAAAACCCGAGGAGCGCAAGCGTCCGGCACGCCCATCCGAGGGCCGCCCCGAAAAGCCCATCGACCTCGTTGTCGTCGAGCGCGCGGCCTCGATCGGTTGCACGCCGGAAGAGATCGCAACCGTCTGCAAGATCGGCCGATCGGCATTCTTCGACCGCATGAAGACCCACCCCGAGGTTGCCGACGCGATCGACCGTGGCCGCGAGAACGGGCGCGCGACACTACGCCGCCTGCAATGGCAGCGCGCCAACGCCGGCAGTGACACTATGCAAATCTGGCTCGGCAAGCAGCTTCTCGGGCAGCGCGACAAGCAGGCCGTCGAGCATGGCGTCGATGAGGGCCTTGAGATGATCCTCGACAGGATCGCGCGCCGTGCGGCGTGATCAGGACGACGCCACCAGCGCGCGCGAACGGCGCGAACTTGCGGTGATGGCTCTGCGCGACGACCTCGCGCTCTACGCCGCCGAGGTGTTGCAGATCAAGGCGAAGAACGGCGCGATGATCCCGCTGGTGTTCAACCGCGCGCAAGCCTACGTGCATCGGCTGATCGAGGACCAACGCAAGCGCACCGGCCGCGTGCGCGCGCTGATCGGCAAGGGCCGGCAGGGCGGCGTCTCGACCTATGTCGGCGCGCGCTTCTACCACCGCACCAGCCTGCACCGAGGCATCCAGACCTACATCCTGACGCACGAGCAGGACGCGACGAACAACCTGTTCGACATGGTGGACCGGTTCTATCGGCACTGCCCGCTGCGGCCGTCGACCGGCGCCGCGAACGCCAAGGAGCTCTACTTCGACAAGCTCGACAGCGGCTACACGGTCGGCACCGCGGGCACCAAGGCGGCGGGCCGGTCGCGGACGATCCAGTTGCTGCACTGGAGCGAGGTGGCGTTCAGTCCCAACGCCGGCGGCCACAGGGCCGGCATCATCCAGACCGTCCCTGACCTGCCTGGCACCGAGATCGTGCAGGAAAGCACCGGCAACGGCCCGTGGGGCGAGTTCTTCGAGGGCTGGCAGCAGGCCGAAGGAGGCGTTGGCGATTACGAGGCGATCTTCGTGCCGTGGTTCTGGAGCGAGGAATACGCCCGCGAGGTGCCCGGCGGCTTCACGCTGGACGAAGACGAGGCCGAGTATCAGGCGCAGCACAGCCTAGGCCTCGGCCAGATGGTGTGGCGCCGCGCGAAGATCGCCGAACTCAAGGACGTGCGGCTGTTCAAGCAGGAATATCCGGCGAGCGCGACCGAGATGTTCCAGGCGACCGGGCGGCACAGCTACATCGACCCCGAGACCGTGATCACGGCGCGCAAGGCGACGTGCGAGGCCGTGGGGCCGCTGGTGGTGGGCGTCGATCCAAGCCGATTCGGCGACGACCGCTTCAGCTTGGCGTGGCGCCAGGGCCGCAAGGTCACCAAGATCGAGAGCCGCAACAAGATCGGCACTACCGAGGCATTGGCGTGGCTGCGCGACACCATCGAGCAGGACAAGCCGGCGAAGATGTTCATCGATGCCGGCGGCGGCGGTGATCGCCTGTTCGACATCCTGACCTCGTGGGGCAAGCCATACGAGGACATCGTAGACCTGGTGAACTTCGGCGCCGCCGCGCAGACCTCGGTGTTGCTGACCGACGACGGCGAGAAGCGCGCCGGCCCGAAGAATCGCCGCGCCGAGATGTGGATGCGCTCGCGGGACTGGCTGACGCAGACCGGCGGCGCCGACCTGCCTGACCAGGACAGCTTGCAGGCCGATGCTTGCGCGCCGGGGTATCATTACGACACCACCAGCCAGCAGCTTGTGCTGGAGAGCAAGGAGCAGATCAGGGCGCGCGGCGTGCGCAGTCCTGACGAGTGGGACGCGATCGCGCTGACGTTCGCCGAGCCGGTGAAGGAGCCGCGACCGAAGGCGCCGCCCGCCCGCCGCGTGATGACGCAGGGCGCCGGCAGCACGGCTTGGCTGGGGTCATGACTGGGGTCGCGCGCACCCGTATCGGCCGGATCACGCTCAAAAGCGGGGGCAGCATGCACGTCCTGCCGCGCGTCGAGCAGAACGATGTCTCGCACCACATGCGGGACTGGCTGACAATCACCCTCGACAACGATCGACCACCCGATGCTTACGCCGCCGTCGCCTTTCACTGCAATCCCGATCAGCCCGGCAATCCGCACATCAGCATCGGATACGCCTCGGTTCATGATGCGCTGCCGCTCGCGCAACTGGTGCGGGTTGCCGCATCGGCGCTGATCCACGATTTCGCAGCCGAGAGTGGCAAACGCCGCGCGCTGCGAGCATACGGAGACGAGCCGCCGTCTTGGACCCCAGACCCCGCAGCATAGGAGAACGCCATGCCCACGAGCAAGAAAGCCGGCACGCCGGCGCAGAAACGCCAGTGGCAGCACGTCGAGAAGGCCGAGCTTGCCGCCGGCAAGTCCCCGAAGGTGGCGGCGATGGCCGCCAATGCAGCCGTGCGTGATCACCCATCCAAGAAGAGGAAATGACCATGGCCATCAAGCAAATCCCCGCCAACCCTGCCGGCAAGCCCGACATGGGGCCGTCCAAGCGCCCTCCGATGGGCATGGGCAAGCCGATGAAGTCGGCGAGCAACGGCGGCAAGGGCAAGCCCGGCACGAGGAAAGCCTGACATGGCGAACACAGCCAACGGCTCGATGCGGCCATGGGCGAAGGATCATCCACAGCGCAACGAGGTGATCCAGCGCGTCAACCAGCCGACCAGCCGCGCGACGCCGGTGCCGTACACCAGCGCCGCGGCGACGATGAAGCCGGCGCGCACCGGCAGTTTCGTCAAGCCGGACGGCATCAACGACATCGCCGAGCAGACCAACAACAACCAGGCGCCGAGCCAGTACAGCCGGTCGTGACCGCCCGCACCTTCCAGGAGCTGCGCCAGTACTCGATCCTGTCCGACTGCGATGTGGCGCGGATCAGCATGACCGACGACACCCACCAGGAGTTCTTCATGCTGGTGCAGCAGCGCAACCCGCGCCACCGGCGGGCCGAGCGCTACGCGGCGTGCGAGGCGATCAACGAGGCGATCGACGCCAAGCTGGCCCCGGGCGAGGTGCGCGTGACGCCGGACGACTGGCGCGATATGGTGGCCGAGCATTTGCGGGAGCGCGTTAATGCCTAAAATCTACGACATCAAGATCGACGATTACCGCGAGGTCACGGACGAGGACATCGCCCTATTGAACACCGCAGCGCAGGCCTATGGCCGGTTGCGCGATGGCCTCCTGAAGCTGCTGGTCGACGAGCGAGATACGAGGGTTACGGAGATCACGGCAATCACG